TAAGTCAGGAACTCTTTAGAGTGCACTGTCTCTTGTCCATATTTTTTAATAAGTCGGAAGTACTCACGGTGCGGAATAGTTGCAACGCAACGTCCTAGTACTGGGTGCACCTTCCCTTTTTCTGCTGTAGCTTCTTTACGAGCCTGATTTACACGGGCCGCTTCAGTCTGTTTTTCTAGGGCAAATCCATTCTTGATTTCGTCCATAAATGCAGCATCTAGCTCAGCATCAGAGAAGGTAGTTTCTTTTGTGATTATTTCCATATTAAAAATTAAAGTTAAAAAAAGGGAGGAGCTGGGATCGGACCAGCCCCTCCCTGAAATTTAATCAGGATTACTGAGTGATCTTACCGTGAGCCTGTGGATGGTAAACACCCAAGGTCAAAGTGCAATCACAAAATCCACGCTCACCACCACCAAGATTAGGCAGACGGCTGGAACCCATAGGGATCAGCTCGTGTACACCGTAGTACTCAGGGTTGATAAGGTAACCATCGTTGTAGTCAGTACCGCCAGCAAGTGTAGCAGGAGCAGTATCTGGGTTCATGTTGACGATAGATACGATACCGTGGTCGCTTTGGTAAAGCTCGACAGAGAGTTTGATCTCAGCCTTGTTACCATCGTAGTTGACTGCACGAACGTTTTCAGTTGCTCCAGCAGATACACGAGCGAAGTCAGCAATTGTACGACGAAGACCAGTGTCAGCAACAAGCATAAGGTTGTTGGTGCTACCAGTTTGACGATAGATCGAAGAGATCATGTCGTTAAGAGCTTCTTCACCAAATGCACCTTGTGTGCTGATGTCATAGATCGAAGCAGCAGGTGTACGGAAGTTCGCAGGAACGTCAGTAGGACCAGCAGAGTCGATCCAGTCACCAAGACCACGAAGGCCGTAAGGTGTACCAGCACCGTCTTCAATGCTGCGATCTTGTGTACCAATCAAGGTAGCTTCAACGTCACGCTTAAGCTCACGAATGGCTTTAGCTTCAGCTTGTGCAACCTTGGCTGGACCAACAGAGTCAACAGCTTCTTGGAGATCCGAAACACGGAAGTCACGACGAAACTTTTGAACGTAGTTACCAAGACGAGCACGGCCAGCGAACTGATCAGTGAATGAAGTAACGTCTGCACCTTCGTCTACACCTGTAGTAACAGGAGCAGAAAGAGCGTCTACGGTCCACTCAGTGAAAGTAGCACTGGAGCGTTTCTTAGAAGCAGATGATAGAACGGGAGTTTCTTCGGGAGCCAAGATGGTAAGTACATCTGTGAGGTCTTCACGATTAGAAACAGCGGAACCAGGATTAGTGGTGTCGAATGTATTTGAGAATGCCATAATATTTTAGTATTTAATTTATCGGTTTTGTAATTGAAGTGTTCTGAGAGTAATGAAGTCACCCTTATCACCTGATTGCTTAAACTGATTACTTAAGTTCTTAATTGATTTATTTACACGACTAGCAGGTTTTTCCGAACCAGCAGCATTAGGCGTAGAATTGCTAGAAGGGTTAAGTCTTACATTAGACTTTGTACTCTTTACAGCTTTTCGACCATAGATGCTATTAGCGGCGTGCGCTAACAGGTAAGGCATTTGTGCTTTAACGTCAGGCGGAAGGTTATCCATTAATGTGTCAACCCTGGGGTCACTCATAATAGCTTCGTATTCACGCCGTGTGTCGTTGTCTTCGCCCTTCATCCAAGGTAGCTCGGCTTCTGCTTGAGCAGTTAAGTGCTCCTGCATTTGTTTGCTTTGCTCTACTGCCTGGATCTTTTCTAGGCGATCAGGCAGGAACTTGTCACGGGCCTTACGTGCCTGCAACAGAGCGTTGCGGACATCGGCCTTAGTCATTTCCTTGCCTTCGACTTCTGTGACTACATCATCAGCTTCATATCCGTCTGCATTGAACATAATGTCCTCTGCCCATTCAATAACGTTACTAGCGTCCGTTGCCTTAGATTGTAGTTCCTCAAGGGTTTCTACATTAGCAAATGGATTGTTAGTAACTTCTTTCTTTGGTTTAAGCGGATTGTTTTGCTCGGCAGAAAGTCGTGCTTCAATTTGTTGAAGCTTTTCTTCTGCTGCCTTGCGTTTAGCTGTGAGTTCCCCAAAGCGAGCTACTGCACGGCTACCTAGCTTATCAGCTAGTTCCCGCAGTTCCACTTCGGACATTTCGTCTAAATCAATCTGAGAAAGAACTTGCTCATCGGATTCAGCTTCTGGAGTTTCGTCTTCAGTATCTTCTACTGCTTCCTCAACTTCTTCTGCTTCTTCTTCAGCAATTTCGTCGGTAACCTCTTCTTCAACCTCTGGAGCTTCTTGCTCCTCTGGTTGAGGCGTTGGCTGCCCTAAGCGTTGAATCGCAAAATCCTCCGCTGTGATATTTGTCTTTTCCGCTGTTGTATCTTCGGGTTCAGCGATTCCCGTTGTGACTTCTGTATTCATATATTTCCACTCTTCAACGCCGAGCGATAGCTATGGTTGCATTATAGCATACGAAATGTATGCTATTAAATTATTCGCTGGACGAAGTCTCTGCCCAGTCTGCCATTGTAATAATCTGATCGTAGCTTAGGATACGCCCCGATAGCTGCTGTAGCTTGTCGGTAGGCACCTCGTGCATTTCAGCAATGCACTCTTCTCGCATCTGCTTGATTAGATCAATAAAGCGGTTAAACGAATCGTGCCGCTTTAGATGTTCAATGTCTTCTTGAATTGTCATATTAATACTGTGGCATATCTTGGGTGCCCACTTCTCCCATTTGTGCTGGAGTTGTACCTATGCGGCCAATCTCAGCGTTTTGCATTTGTTGCATCTGGAACTGGTACTGACCTGCGTACTTCTGCAAGCGACCAGCAAACGCTTCGTCACTCTGTAGCTTTTCCTGAATATCAGGCTGCTGTCCGTATTGCTGTAGGACCTGCATTGCAATCTGACCACCGCTTGGACGTGCAGGCATTTCAATGCCAGCATAGATCTTTGTGAGGTCATCGGTTACGTCCTTGACCACCTGCTGCTGTGCATCCTCTACAGGAGCTAGAACAGAGTCAGCCAGGATTGGATCAATAGCTGCGGCCATCACAGATAGCAACTTATCTACGTCTATACGACCATTGCGATCCATTTGCAGCAGCGAAGTCATTTGAGCTAATTTAGCTTCCTGAGATTTAGGATCTGTATTTAGCACGTCGTAGTTAATAGTAATATCAAAGTTTGCATCAGGGTCACCTCGGTCCATTACCTGTGGGTCAGGGATACCAGTTACACGGAAGAATACTTCGTCTGGTCCGAAACGTTGGAAGCAGCGATAAGCCATGCGCATAACCTCTGCATTGTGCTGCAGGAACTTGTCTACCAAGAACTGCTTACGTACACTAGAGATTTGATCAGCTTCATCTAGTCCGACCAGTCGGTCAGCCAAAGCCTCTAGGGTCTGCTCAATTTCAATTGAGCCAACAGGAGCTGGTGGAGTAGGAGCAAAGTCCAGATCACCCTTACGGCGATAAGGAATCATACGACCTGGACCCCAGTCACTTGGTGCCTGTCCTACTGGGTGCAGGATAGGAGGAAGTGTAGCTAGGCTGTTGCGGTCAATGCGGGAGTCACGCTCTACCTTTACTTGGTTCTGGATACCACGGAGAATATCAGGAACCGTAGTTGTATCGTATAGACGCTTGCTGTCCTCAGACAGCTTGGTGACTACAACTGGGTAGTCCTCATAGCCATTAAGCAGTTCACGCTTAGCATATGCAGGTGCTTCATTGTTTTCTCCGCTATAGCCCTTATGGAATACAGTGCAGTAGATCCCCTCTGAACCATCTTCAGGATCGACCAACCGCTGGTACGCATACACGATTTCTATTAGTTCATTCGCCTCGTAGGCGTTATCGGTCAAGCTAGTACTGCGGCGGCCTTCCTGTTCTCTTTCTACGCTATCTATATTAACACCACGAAAGTGCTCGATAATATATTCAACGAAATCAGGGTCCCATCCTGCTGTTGCTACTTTGTTTTCAAGCTCTTGAGCCGTATAGTAAGTTTTCCAAAAGCAGTAAGGTGCACGTTGCGGATCTGTGACATAGGCAGGAAAAAAGAAATCTCCGTCTGGTGCCAGTGTCTTGATCTCTGGTGCGTCAATCTGACGGCGAACTGTAGGAAGCTCTGCTTCCCCGAACTTGCGTAGATCCTTGAGTGCTTTCTTTGCTCGCTTATCTGTTACTCCGTCAAAGATATTCTGAAGCATGAACACTAGTTCATCGTCATTCTCTCCTGACTGCACAGCCCCAAAAATATTTGGGTCCATCTCAGCAATCTGTTGAAGCGTAAGCTTCTGTAGGAACTGGCGGTCCTCTGAGTGCCAGCCAACGTAAGTAATAAGTAGACCACGCTCAAGTAAGTAGTTGGCACCTAGTTCCATTTCACGCTTGTAGCGAGGGATGTAACCACTTGTTACCATCCACTTCAGAAAGGAAGATACAATCTCTGCCCGTGCTACGTCATTGGACTCCACTGGGTAGGCACGAATGTTTGAGCGGTTCAATGAAGATACAAACAAAGATACCAGTCGGGTAATGCGCTCGTCGATAACGTGGCTCTCTGTGTCTGATGCTCCCTCCCAAGGGAAGGCATCTGCTCCGTGCTTGCGGTGATCACGGCTTTTACCTGGCCACCAGTTGCGTCGGTCATCGTAACTAGTACGGCATAAATCAAAATAAGCTTCTAATTCATTGACGGTTTGGTCGTAGGCATTGCGTAAAGCGGAAATGTCTGGCGAATCCTCAACGTAAGTCAAAGCTTCAAAGGTAGATTTATTTTGCATTTAATTGTTTTTTTACTGATTTACTTATGTCGTGGATATGTCCTTTGTAAACTCCAATTTTATCACACAATTCCTCTGGACGCATTGGTTTGTCAATCTGGTGCCTGACATATCGATTTAAGTACTCCCACCCCGCAAGCCTGTTTACTTGTTCGTCGATCCATTCTGGATCTAAAGTTATGTCATCCTTATCTGACATAGCGATAAGATGTACCTACGTCATCAGTAATAACCTCTACGTTTACATTCTTGCCAGGAAGTAAATGATTCTCAAGTTTTCTTGGAATAACCACTGGTACTTTCTTTTGAATTTCCTTGATATAGACGTACAGGTAACTTCTGTTTGGTGCCTTGGAGTGCACGACTCCACGAAGAATCTTAGGCGTAAGCTCAGGAATGTCAATTGCTTTCTCAAGCATTGCCTGTCCCTCTTCGTTAATCCATCGACCCCTACCAACTCCAGTGACGGTATCCTCTGGTAGTTTACTTTCTACTAGCCCCGAAAGGTATTCCAGTTCTAGGTTATTCTCTTTTGCAATTATTGTTAATCTTTTCTTAGGCATATTAGTATCCTCCTTTATTTGTTCTGGTTGCTTGCATAGAGGAGTCAGTCATAAAGTCTGGACCTTCTCCACCGTTGGACATTCGCAGATATCGGATCACGTCAAAGAAATCCTTTAGTGCTTCGTCTGATTTACCCTGCGAGTTATAGTTAATCAGGCTGTCGATCAGGTTTCCGCAGTCCTCGTGTATGTAGCACAGCGGTCGGTTCGATAGGTCTACCCCTGCATTTGGGTTGTAGTTAAACCAATCATCGAGGGCAGTAATGCCCTGCTCCTCCATTACCCCGCTTGACGGGATAAAGCTTAGACCAAAGTCATAGAAGGAAGTAAATAGGTCATCATTGTTTTCATTCTCCTTGGCAAAGAACCTTGAGTCACCAATGCGCTCGGTTACTTCAATGCCTAGGTCTTCTTCAATCTCTTTAAATAGCTCGCAGTATCCCTCTACGTTAAGGCCAACCTTCTTAGATGCAGGGCCATATCTCCACTTGGGGTCACCGAATATCGCCCATTCTCCGTAGGTACCACGGTCTGGCCACTCCTTTCGGATGTATACTTCCCCTAGCTCATTTACTCCTGCCCATATAGCCGTGTAGTTCCTTGCACCAGCAGGGTCAACTACCTGATAGCAGGTGAACTCTGACTTATCCGAAATGTCGGGGAACTTCATCTTGTACTTGTTCGGTTCTTCCTTAAGTACATTTACCTCTGTATTGAAGTAAGGAAGCAAAGCATTTGCTGATTTCACTGGTACGCCGTAGGCACGTACCATTATCTCTGACTCAGGCTGGTTGACTAGGTCCTTGGCTATACGCTCGTAACCCCCAAAAGGATTCTCGTCTGAGTGCAGGTACACAACTCTTGCATCTCTGCCAGGGCTGTACTGCTCAACAGGTACTGCCCTGTTCTTTAGTAGTGCAGCGGGTCGGGTCTTTAACGTTTCAGCGTTCTTTAGGTATTCTGATATAAAGGGTGTATATCCGTCAATCGGCGTAAAGCCGATGAGCATCTTGGAGTCACGGGTAGCTAAACGGAATCGTAGGGTGTTGACCAGTGCAGCGTCACCTAGATATTCGTCAAGCCATGCGCCGATATTCAACCCTACTGGTTTCTTAAACCCGAACTCAAAGCCTTCTAGGATCGTCTGGTTATTACTGTACTGCGTGTAGGTCTTGAAGTCTACACGGGTCCTAGTATCTGGGAAGATAAACGAAGAAGCTGTAAAGCCATTCTGCATAGAGTAGTTGATGTAGCCGTCTACGCTCTTGGTCTTTCGCTTGAACTCCTTGGGCATCATCTCCCATACAGCGGACTGCTGTACCTTGATAGAGGTATCTGCATTCTGAGAGAAGCATACGATATGCCCGTCCATACTTTCCGTGACGGCTTCCATAAGCATCTTGGCACAGCCAGTAGTCTTGCCCGATCTGTTGCCACCTAGTGCAAGTACTTCATTCTTTGTACGTAATCCCGTACGTATTCTGTCCCATCCCGCTAG